GGGTATACCCCCTGTCATGCTAAGCCCGCCTTTACCAACTGCTGTCATCCAAGCTTCCAATAGCTTGGGCTTTGACACATCTACAGTGATAAGCGAGTCTTTGCGCAGTGCTACGGGGATGTTTCGGACCATGATCACTTGGTTGTCACCGTACTCAATGGCCCTCATCTGGCAAAATTCTATCTCAGCTAATCTATACACTGGTTTTTCCACTGTCATCCTAAATCCCATTTCGAAGAACCAATCTTCTAATCCATTCATAAAGTCTTCCTGGTGCCTACGTTCCATCATGACAACACAATCATCTCCGTTGTTCATTAACTTCACGTGTATTCCTTTCCGGCGGCTAAATGCATACACAAGTGCACACATAATCAGGCAGTTGCCGAGAGCTGTATTCATGTCTCCGCTAGCTCGTCGACCAACTACTTTATAGGTGAGGTGGCCATCTTTACACTTGGCCCCACCTCTTTGATGGATCTGGCTTGTCAGCAACATCGCTAACTCCTTATCTCTAAAGATGCGATTGTACACCGAGTGCTCCCACTCCAGTGCCACTTTACTGACATGCATATCAAACTTCGCGGCGTCCAACCCGATCGCCACCGGGTCGTCGAAGCTACGCCACTTTCCTCTCATTATTTTCCCTATCTTCTCAAGATTGTATCCTTTAATCACAGTGGGCCCATCACCAAAAATTTTATCGATTGCATGGTATATGCGGTGCTCGATGGGCTTAATGTAGGATGCAACCCGAATATTGTAGACGGGGTCGCGTGGTTGAATGCACCGAGGTGCTTTGTTCGGGTTCACCTTTTCCATTTTAACAAATGCCTTCAACCGTGAATATTTGTGATTCCAGCCCAGAATTTCATACCTTTGTTTGGCAGCTAGGTAGATAGCCTTCTTACGGCCCTCATACATCTCGACAACATTGTCCAGGGTTACGGGGGCGGCATGCCCAACTATCTTCGTTACCTTGTTACCAAAAGGATCCATCCTGATTCTGAATAATTCACTATCCACCTCTGGGGGGGCTACAAACTCCCCTTTTACCTTACAGTAGTACATTCTCTCCAACAACGCTGCCGTTAAGGTATCTATGTCAGCGTTGTTTACCCCTAAATCGAGCGAAGGCCCTAACTCTGTTAATGAGTATAGTGTCCTAGGCTCTACAAGCGCCTGGTTTCGCCACACGCGCAAACGTGGGTCCTGCAACGTCGAAACGTGGCTTTTCCCTTGTGTGGCTACCAAGCGCCCTCAGCAGTTGTCGCGGCCGACGAATGCCGACCACGACCACTTTACGTAAGTATCACTACTGACCATGTACCGAAATAATGGAGACTTGGCCTGATACGCCACCATGGCTGCCTGCTTCTTGGCAGCCCTACTGTAGCGAATTTTGGCGGCCATTAAATCGGCTGCGTCATTCGTGAAAACCAGCTCAATAACCTGTTCAACGGCGTGCCGAGTGTCATTTGCACGTAGGTTTACTTCCCGGCACCTGGTGTGGGCCAAGTGACGGACGGTTAGCACATTTGCAGGTGTGCGACTGGGTGTCCCTAATTTCGCTTTAATCTCACATGTTAGCGTTTGAATGAAGGACATTTTCTTACCTCTTCGCACCCGCCGATGATGAACAACTTCGACAGGCGCGGTTTTCCTCGTAAACGCCTTTTCCTCTTGGGGTAGCAATTTCTTCAACAACATCTGTACAACTGCTGGGATTTGAGAGGCGGCGGTTGGGGTTTGAGGACGATCATAATTCTCAAACAAGAGCGAAAAGCACTGAGCACTTCCTTTCGGATACTCGCAATATGGTACTAGTGCGGTGCTTGTTGGACAGCTCTGAGGATTGCTGCTGCTACTGGGGTAGTAGCGGTTAATATGAGATCGTAGGGCTTGCAACCTAGAAGCATGAGCATCATGCTTCACGTTGGCTGCGCGCCCCGCATGGGTACCCCAGTACCCTCTCGCGCCCTGGTCGTTGTCTAGGTTGGCAGTCTCACCCACTGCTTCTTTGTCTTGGGAGACATCGATACAACCTTCGACCGTGTCCAGGTCACAGTTGGCAGATGTTTCTACCAACTCTTCCACCCAAGGATCGTCTTTGGGCAGGCACAAGCTAATGAAGTAATCAATTACTCGCATGGGCTGAAG